TCGTATGATCGCGCCAGTAGCAGTCGGAGATGGGAACACAACCGTAAAATCTCCAGCCGTGCTGGTTTTGTCACCACCAAAATCCACCGCTGCAATCGCCTTATTAGAGTTGGTGGAGTTATAGAGTAGCATTCCACGCGCCGTGACGGTCGCAGTTCCGAAAGTAAAATCTGCAAAGTCGCATACGCAAGTGCTGCCTGACAAGGTAGGCGTCACGTTAGTCAGTGAGCCACCACCAGAGGTATAATTAGTTCCAGAAGATTGTCCGGTTGTTACGAAAGCCGTGGTGCTTGCACCCAAGGTCGCTGATGATGTGTATAAAGCCAACTTGATGGTGTCGGCTCCGTTGGTCAGATTATGCTGCTCGGTTACGATATCCGTTTTGAACGAGTTGCAAATTGCGCTGGTGATGGCGATGACACACCTCCTATGAATCCAGTTGCTTCACGATGTTAGCCATATCTTCATGACCCTGGCTAGCGAGTAAACCTCGAATAGTTACACGATCAGAAGCTATGGCGTTCTTAATCCCCATCAATATTAGTGTATAAACTTGGTTCTTGAAAGCCTCCGCTTGCTGTCTTACGACCGGATCCGCTTGAGCTGAAATGCCAACTATTTTTTTTGTAACTTGCTCAGCCCAGAATTCTGCGTCGTGACCTTTGTTCTCAGTCGTTGACACCATCACCTGACCCAACTGAAAACCGATGTCATCTTTGATCATAATTAGCCCTTGTATGGTTCTGGCGCGGAAGGCAGCTCAACAGTTTCGAGTTTGTGTTTTTTAACCATGCTGGCTAAATCAGATCGGTCGCAAACCATCCACTCATCTGCTGGCGTAGGCATTGCTATTTTTGGATTCGCCAGCCGGTGATAGCCGTACAATCTTTCTTCGATCGGCACGTTCTGATCCAAAAGCGATGACCTGGGGCTAACACCTACGGTGATGTTCTCGTTGATGCACTTACAAAGCCAAAACTCTAAGCAAGCTCTGCCAGCTTCTGCAAAGTGCAAGTTATGTTTGTAGCTGAAATCCATGCCGAACAGATCTATCTGGCCGACTCTGTTCCAGAGTGCAAAAGCCAAAGCATAAGCGGTGGTATTGTTCATGTAAGCACACCGCTGGTCTTTGATCACTTCTTCTAGGGGGTACTTGACCAGTGCCGGCACTCTGTCATCCAGCTCACAAGTGTAAATGGGCTTTGTGTATTTCGGTAACACTCGCCGCATAACGTCTGTTTGGTTCCCGGCGTCATCGGTATCGAGAAAACGACTTACTGGATCCAGCATGAACACCCGATCCAGCTCAAAAACAGACAAGGCTGAGTTGATGCCCCAGACCTCGTCCCAGGTTTTGCTGTTTTCGACTCCGATTACATAGTCTATTTGGCTGGCGCCTAGACCGATGATTGCGATGTGTTTACCTTCGAGACTTTCTATTTTTTCCAATTAGCTCACCCCGGTGCGTAGAAGATCATAACGATACTCGTCCCTGGTATCTCTGCCCTCCGTAAGGTTTTTCATACGGGCGATACCTTCTTTGAAACGAGCCTCGAAAGCTCCAATCACACTAGGGTCTTCTTTTAGGAAAACAGCCGCCTCCACAAGCGTCCCATACAACAACGGATCTGGATGATCGGTAGACAACAAAGTCGTGCCAGAATCAGAACCAGAAGTCAGAGATGTCGGCTTGTGTAGGTAATGTAGCTCCACTGTAAAATTAGACGATGGCACGGGCGATAGTTCAAAAGCCGTGTTATCGAACAAGCTGTAATATCTTGGGCGCCCGGTCGTTGTGGTTGTAGGAGAGAACTCCTTAAGAAAACTGGGGTGCTTATAATCCAAGTAGTGGTATTTGCTGCTGTCGATAACCGCCAGAGAAAAGGGTGCAAAAAAATCGGATGGCGTAGCCAAGAACCGATTGTTTTGCGAGGCCGTACCGGTCACATTTTTGCGCTGTTGCGGGAGTTGCACCAGCTTGAATATGCGACTTTCAGATTCTTGAATGAACGTGTTCAAGTTGTTGTTGAACGTGGTTTCATTAACTTGCAGATAATCTTGCACGGTGCTTTTCAAAGTAGCCAAGGTAAAACTCATGTGATTGAAACCTCCACGCTACCGATTGTACAAGTTATTCCAAAAGTTTGTAAAGTTGTACCCAAATTACCAAGTCCGGTGTTGGTATACACTTGGAAGAAAGTGCCGTCTTCTCCTCCCGCTGCTTGATCCGGTCTGCTTATTCTAAGCGCTTCAGCATCTGCTTTCTTCGGTCGCGGGTCAATCTGGGGTTCTTTGGGCGACCATTGATCTGGACCGACTAATAAGCCGTTCCAGGTCATCTTCATGTCCTTAAGTTTGTATCGGAATCCTGTAATATCACAGATACCATAGGCATTTTTATTCGATGCGAAAGCCATAACTAAGCCGTGTTATACCCACGGAAATCTGGTGCAATATGGAAAGAGGCCCGGTCCTCGTCTTGGCTCATAGCTCTTTGGAACTCCTCTTCATACAGAGACTTCAGCATTGGTACCTTTTCTGGCACTCGCTTCAGTGCGATGTAGTAAGCAAGCCCAGCGGCTAAACATGGATAGAACCGAAAGGGTACCTCCAGTGTATCCGCTCCGACATCAGCATCATCCATCCTAGTCAACACGTTGAGATGAACCACATAGGTGGAGCTTTTGTCGGGTGTTGGCCAAACAGAGATCGTGGGCGTGATTTGCTTATTGATAAAAAACTGGTTGGGTTTGCCGGTGGTGCTTTTTACTGCAATGTCCGCATAGTCGGATCGGGACAGGCGAGAAAGCGGAATGTCGTTTGACTTGCCGCCGATTGTCTCTCGGATGAAGGCATCGAGAACATCGATAGCGGCAGTCCCGTTGGTTGAGTCCACATTGTAAGTCGCCGTGTCTTTAACCATCGCGATTGTTTTCTCTGCGATAGTCCACTGGTTTAGACCGCGGTTTGCCCATTCAGCCAACATCAGATTCAAACTACGATTGGCAGACTTAAGATCATAGCCGGTCCTAAGCTCAAGGCCGCAACGCTCGAATGCTTCCTCGACATAATCCGCTACATCCAATTCAAAGTTTTTACTTCCGCTTGTCGCCATTCTTCTTCTTCCGTTTTGGCTCTTTCTCTGGAGCGTAGAGGTTATCAAACACTTGATTAACGTCTAGCGTGTAGTCTAAGTCACTTTTCGAGTAGTGGATATGTTGGGATGGTTTGAAATCTGGAGCGCCTTCACCCGCTTCAAACCAAGCAGGGTGTGTCACTCGGACTCGGTTGTTTGGGAGCGCAACGATGTTGCCCGTCCAGTTACCCGCGTCCAAAAGTTGCATAACGTGACTTTGCTTGTGTTGAGCAGGGTCATCGGCAATTTCATTCTCTGCATAGTCCACAGTGAATAAGTACCGTGCAGGAAAAAATTGTCCATCAATCTTCGCCATCCACGGACAAGGGGTGCAGCGATCCAACACATACACAGCGTGATGATAACTAGAGCAATCCCAAGGCTGTGCAGCCCACGTTGGCATCGGGTCAGGCCATCCTTCATACTCAAAGTCTCCCGCTAACGCAGTGATGGGCATCCTCGCCCACATGGCACCACCGTGTACGTTTTGTTCGTCTGGTTGTGTGTCTGCTCCGGTAAAAATTACTTGAAAAGACAAACAACGAGTCGGCATCGTTGTAACGGCGATCGCCATCGCATGTAAAAACTCACCATGATATTCCTCATGGTTGTGTGTGTACTCCCTCCGAACCCAACACTTAAAGTACGGAATATTCGATTGGAGATAGGCCAAGCTGCTTAACCGTAAAGGCCGATTTTGCGATTAGATGGCTTGCGTACACCTTGCTTCTTTACGCTTCCACCCTTTTGCATCCCTGGTGGTACTTTCTTAATAGAGCCACCTTTCATCATACCGCCGGGCTTTTTGACCGTGCCACCCTTCATCATGCCACCCGGTTTTTTCACCGTGCCGCCTTTCATCATGCCGCCAGGCTTTTTCTTTTTGATCGAGCCGCCTTTCATCATACCGCCCGGTTTTTTAGTCATGGCCCCTTTCGTAGCCATTTTGCCGCCTTTGTGTCCCGCCATAACGATGCCTCCATCTTTTGCGAAAGTTTTTACGTTTGTTGGCTTACCACCAACCCCTTGTTTTTTGGCTCGCTTTCTACGAACCGCCGATGCAATTTGTTTATCGGTCATCCTAGCAGCTTTCGCCGCTGGGACGCATTTAGGATATTTTCTTTTCCGATCTTTTTCTAATTTGGATCTGCCGCATTTAGCGAAGCCTCCACCTTTTTTGGGTGCGCCAATGTCAACCCAATCCTGTTTGAACCACTCTGTAAGACCGCCTTTATGCTTTGCCATGCTGCTTCCTGATCGCGTCTTTGCCTTTTTTAAATACGTTAGCGATGCCGGTTTTACCCATGACTTTTGCTCGTTGCTCGCCCACCGTGAGGATTTGTATTTTACGAGCGAATGGCTTGTCGATCCTTTTCACCTTTCTAACGGTAGCATCTGCGTCCTTCATCGTCGCAAACTTATTACTAACGGTGTCTTTCGGGTTTTCATCAGTGTACAACCGCCGGCCAGACCCTTTCGGTTTTTTCCCTGTACCAACCTTTGGATCTCGTTTTTTCATCAGCTACGAGGAACTCTAGTTTTGCGTTGTCTATTAGGCATGATGGCGCCGCAACCCCGAGCCTGGATAGATACAGAGCCGCCCTGATTCATGTTCTTAGCCATGCTCTTGGCGATGGCAGTGCCTCTCGCTCTTTCGTATTTACTAATCTTGCCATCTTTGTTCAGGTCGCTTTTCTTCGCGTCAAAAGTTACTTCACCACCGCCAGCTTTCTTAGCTCCTTTGTACTTGCCGCCCATCTTCTTGTATTGAGAAACCATATAAGCATTTGCGTAAGCACTGGGGTACACATCAAATTTGGCTTTAGCTTTAGCTTTGGCTTTCCGATAGAGGCTCGGATTCGCTACGTTGTCGGGGATATTGTCTTTCTTTGCGCTGCCACCGTTTTTCAATTTGATCGACGCCAAAGTTTCAGCTTGTTTTGCGTGAGTGTTGCTCGCTTTTTTTAGGGCTTTTGCGACTTCATCAATTTTTTTCTGGGGCATTATCGTATTCCTATTCTGCCTATCCGCGTGTTTCTCAATCTAGGCGGTGGTGGCGG